CAGGAGCAACAGGTGCTCAAGGACCCATTGGGGTAACAGGATTTCAAGGTCCCCAAGGGGTAACAGGTGCTCAAGGCGTAACAGGAGCAACAGGTGCACAAGGTGCCACAGGTCCATCTGATGGAGCACCAGCAGGAACTATAATTTCTTGGTCTGGACCGTTAACGTCAACAATAACAGGACCATATTTACTTTGCGATGGTTCAAATATATCAAGAACAATATATAGCGAATTATTTAGTGTAATAGGAACAACATATGGTATAGGTGATGGTATAAATACATTTACATTACCAAATATTCAATCTAGAGTCATATCTGGGTATAATTCAACAGATTCAAATTTTAATTCAATTGGATTAACTGGTGGAACAAGCAGCAACACATTAGTAGCAAATAATTTACCGATACATACACATAGTGCAACCACAACCGTTTCTAATACAGCAACAACAAGTATTACTGACCCTGGACATAGTCATCTTTTAGTGTATGGTGGTTCTGTTGGAGCAAATCGTTCTGTATATGGTGACTATATATTAGGAGGACCGATAAATTTTTTTACTCCTCCTACACCACAAGCAAATACAGCTAGTGCGGTTTCAGGACCAGCAGTTGCGGCATCAACTACAACAGGTATAACAGCATCTACTTCAGTATCGTCTACAGCAACAACAACTGTTGGAAATAATACAACAACAAATACTGATGTTAATAATTTACAACCATACATTGTTATGCGATACTATATAAAATACTCTACTGGAAATACGTCAATTGGTGTAACAGGTCCCCAAGGTGCTACAGGTGCGCAAGGTCCCCAAGGTGCTACAGGTGCGCAAGGTCCCCAAGGTGCTACAGGTGCGCAAGGTCCCCAAGGGGTAACAGGTGCTCAAGGTTTTCAAGGCGCAACAGGCATACAAGGTTCTACTGGTCCAAATAATACTAACGGAAATTTTCAATTTGATGATATGTGGGGTAGTGAAGCAACAAGAAATGGACCATTTGCTATGTATCAAGTTGGAACTGGACCTGCAGCTGCTAGTCCTTCATCTTTAGGTGGTGCTGATGGTTATAATGGTATTACGCGAATATGGAATGCTGCATCGAATACAAGTGTAGGTTGGACAAGTGGAAGTCCAACATTATTTCGAAATATTTTGTCAAATGGCGCTGGTTTTACAATAATATTCCGTCCATATGCTTTAGGAACAGCAACAAATACTACTATGTGTGTTGGTTTATCAAGTGACTTTTCAATAACAATACCAGCATTTTCTATTATGTGGCGTTTTTCAACCAATATAGCAACAACAAATGTATGGAATTTAGTAGTTGACGGTTCACAAGTATATACTAGTGGTGTAGGTGTTGTTGCGAATGATTGGTATAAAATAACAGTATCTCGAACTGCTTCATTATCATATACATCTACGCTGCAAGATATAACAGTTGCTGGACCAATTTATAGTTTTTCAGGAAGCGTCGCTGCAAGTAATGTTAATTTGTATATGGGGGGAATGGTTACTTGTGTATCAGGAGCAACATCTAAATATTTAGATATTGATTATATTAGTTGTGAATTTAATTCAGCACATTAATTATTTTACTTCACTGTTTGTTATACTTTTTTATAATGAAATAAAAAAAGTATAATATATATATGTCAAGTAATTATACTCAATATTTAGGAGCGAAAAGATGTTGTGATTTGAAAGTACAAGGTCCACAAGGTGTGACAGGTCCAGTTTCTATTGGTCCTATGGGTTACCAAGGATCAACTGGAGCGCAAGGATTTCAAGGTGCTACAGGTCGTTCTTGTCCATCTATTTTAACAATCATTTTATAGTAATTATAATATAATATTTAAATTATTTAAAATTTATGTATTAAAATTATAAATAATGGAATTAGTTGAAAGTAATATTATTGAAAGTAATATTGTTAGAAATAATGCTGATAAAAATGAAAAAAAGGATAAACAATTATTGCTTGCTGAAAATATAAGTAAACGCACGCCGTCATGTGGTCTAATTGTAATAGATAACTTTTACAATAATGCGATGGAAACACGGAAATATATTTTGACACAAGAATTTAAAGTGCGTGGTAATTATCCTGGTCAACGAACACGTTCATTTGCAAATAGTGATTTAAAAGATATTATCCAGGATTATATTACGCCATTTGGTGGTAAAATAACCGAATTTCCGATGCCAGATGAAACCAATAAAGATGACAATAATATTTACAATGGCGCATTTCAATATACTACAAGTAGGGATCGATCTTGGATACATGTTGATGGTTTCAATAATTGGGCGGGTGTTCTATATATGACACCTGATGCGCCATTAAGTTCTGGAACAGGATTTTATAAATATAAAGATGGTACCGCATATGAATCAGATTTAAAAATTTTGGATAACAAATCAGAAATAGATGCTTTCTGTCAAGATTTGACGCGGTGGGAACAAGTTGATAAAGTAGGTAATGTATTTAACCGTTTGATTTTGTTCAATTCAAAAAGATACCATATGTCACTTGATTATTTTGGTAATTCAAAGGAAAATGGGAGACTATTTCAGGTTTTCTTCTTTTCAACGGAAAGATAAAAATACTTTATATAATAAAATGTTTAAATCTATATTCTCTATCGGCATTATATCCTTTTTTTATTATTATACAATTTCTACCAAATGTTACGCTATCTATATAGTTATAATGTAATATTTTATTGGATAATTGTGTTTTTTCTGTAACAAATTCTCGATTCATAATATCGACTGATTCTTTAAATATTTCAATAATTGATTTTGGGTGTTTATAACCATAGTTCGTTTTATAATTATAACATTCTCCTTTATTCCAATAAGAGGTCTCGATATCTTCTATTATATAAATACCACCTTCTAGTAAAATTGGAAATAATGTATTAAATGTTAACAACTGGTGTTCTGGTATATGTGACCCATCATCATTTATGAAGAATACACTTTTATCTATTAGTTGTGATTTTAACATATTTAAATCGTCAATATTACTTTGGTCTGCTTTAACTATAGTATATTTTTGATTTGTTTTATCTTCATTTTCTATATCTACACCATATATATGGGCATTTTTAAATAAACTAATCCACATCGGTAATGATACTCCAGTACCAATGCCAATCTCAACTATACTACCATGTGAATTATAAAATTGTTTTAAAATATAATCATAATATTTATGATATTCATGGTGTGTAACCTTATCTGTATTATTTATTTTTCCATATTCTAACATTAAATTTGTATTATATTCGTTATCTATTTTATTTGTATTATATACAATATCATTATTGGTATATTTTATATTTTCTAATAGTTTATTTATTACATTAATATCAAAAAAGTCATCGTAATTTATTATTGTTAGATTTTTATTATATTTTCTGATATATTCATCGTCTAAGTCATAACTTGTTTCTGACAATATATTATATCCACATTCTAGCAATCTATCACATCGTATATGTTCAAAAATATTAGAACATTCGTCAGGCGAAGGACTAGGATTATCATTTATTTGCCCGTGTATATTCAAAATAAATTTACATTTAGATAATTCAATATCTCTATCGTCATCATAACCAGCGACAATATTTACTTTTAAACCATTTTTTTTAAAAAAATCTACTACATTTCTTCTTCGTGGTGGGTTAATAATATTTTGTTTTTCAACTGGCAAACTTTTCCAATTATAAATTAAACCAAAATCATATATTTTGTTATCTTTATTTTCCTTCATAAAATTTATTAATTTATTACGTTCATCTGATTGAATATTGTACGCTAAATATTCACAATTGGTAATGTTGTATTGGTTTAATATTTTAATATTGGATTTACTATAATCATAAATTTTTAAATATGGATTTTTTTTATGAATTTCTAATATAGCATTTAAACGCCATGGTAAATTTAATGGTTCTGTTTGTAATATACTAATTTCACAAGCATTATCATTAAGATTTTGTAAAATATTTTCATCAAATAATGTGTATATAAATGTAACCTTATTTGGTTTTGAATTAATAACTTCTTCTTTATTATTAGTAATAATTATTTTGTATTCAGTGCTATTATAATGAAACTGATTTTTAATAAATTGAGAAATTGTTTCAATAGTAAAATTTTGATAATAAAAAACCCATTTTGGTATAGCAAGTTCTGCTTCTTTTGAAAAAATTATATTACTCCATTCAATTGCTCTATTTTTCCAACTACACGATAAGGCATATTCCCTTCCTTTTATTTTAAGTTCAGTTTTTTTCTTAATAGATAAATTTAATAATGTTTCTATTTCATTTCCTTCTAAAACTTGTATACCATATTTATCAACAGTATTTACTAATCCAGCAACTGGATAATATAAACAAATTACTTCTGATGCTAGCATTTCGAGAGAAGTAATACAAGATGTTTCTTGAAAATAACTAGGGTATAACCAATATTCAGCGCTCGACATTAGGTCATACAATTCTGTTCTATTTAATTTACCCATGTGTTTAATTGATGGTGTTTTATTAATAATTTCAAGAATCTGGTTATCTTCAACTGATTTGGGAAAATTATTATAAGAAGAAATCACTAATTCAGCGTCTGGTAAATTCTCCAAAATATCTTCCCATAATTTGACTAATTTGTACAAACCCCGTTCACTACACGATGTGTAAATAAATCTATTGGTTACCTTCTTTACTTTTATATTATTAGTAGAAGTAAACATGTTTTGATTAATTCCATTGTTTATTATATGTATTTTTCCTTTTAATTGAGGGAATGAAGAGAGAAATAAATTCTTGTGCCATTCTGTTTGACAAATACAACCGGTTATTTTTGTTGACCATTTTGCTAAAATGCTTTCAACTGATAAATCTGTGCCATATGCGTATAATGTTATGTCATGCGCCCAAATAAACGTTTGATATGCTGAAAAATTTCTGTAAAGTTCATAAAAATTTAGGTATCTCGAAACAATAATGGTATGAAACGCTGTTGTTTTAATTAAATTTTTCAAGTTATTCACATGAATATAAATAAGATTGTCTATTTTTTCTTCTTCAACATCTCCGGTTACATAAATTGTATAATCTTTGGGAAAATTTTTGGTTAAAGATGCGATTGCTGTTTCAGAACCACCTAAAGCGTTGTTAAGACTATATGTATAATTCCATCTAAAAGGAGCGTAACCTGTATAAACCAATATATTTTTACTATTAAAACATTCGTCTAGAGAGAAGATAGGATCAACAACTTTTGGTAATACTATACCGTATTTTTCATATTTAAACATGAAATCATAATGATCGTGAATAGGATAATCAATGGAAATCAAAAAATTGATATATTCTTGGAATAATTTTAAAAAGGATATATCGCTTTTAAATACATCATTCTCTATGAAAAATTGTAAATTATACAACATATTCCCAATATAGTGTTTATTTCTCTCTATATGTTTCTTTGTAAAGATAATTTTATACATTTGTAAAGTAGTTTCATAATCTTTTACCTTATCAGAGACCAAGATCATATAAAATGGTAAAAATAGATTTGCTTTACTGGTATCCAAAAATAACTTATTATTTAATCCATTTATTAAATATTTTTCGTTATAAAATGTCTTGACAATATTATAGTAATTGTAAGCAATATCACTTAAATCATTGCAACAATAATATTTAACTAATTCGTATAAACATTCAACTCTCTCTTTGTCGTAAGAAAATGATTTCACTAGATAGAAAATTCCAGTGTCTTTCTGATTTAACACATTATAACAATTGTATAATCTTAAACATGATATATATTTTTCTTGCTCCCAATTGTTATTTTCAAGTGTGGTTTTATACCATTTAATAGCGTCTTCCCACTTTCCACAATCATAATAACTATTAGCACAGTAAAACCCGTATCTGATATATAACATGTCATTATTTTGTTTCGCTTCATTATACCCCTTTTCAAGAATTAATGCATCTTTTTGATATTTATTTGGATCACAACTTCTTGCACCAGTTTTGCCAGAAATTGTATAATAATTGCCTTTGATAATATCTGAACTATCATGGTGATCAACACAGGTAATTGTTTCGTGTAAAACACCAATATATTTCCATTTTTTCTTATTATTTACAAATTGAACTCTTGTATAACTGACACCATTTGCGTCACCAAATTGTAAATGGTATGAATCTAGTTTTAAATCTGGCAAAACAAAATCACCACATATTTCATCATCAGCGTCAAATACTAATAAATATTTACTTTTTTGGAATGCGTGTTCTAGTGCGAGACTTCTATTATGCCCAAAATCTTTCCATTCATCATCAAATAATTCACCAGGAATATTTCTCTCTTTAAAGAATTCTATAATGATTTCTTTGGTTTTATCAGTTGATCCAGTATCTGAAATAACCCAATAATCAATAGATGGAATCTTTTTTAAAAGTTTTGTTAATGTATTCTTTATAACATGACCTTCATTTTTAACAATCATATTTAAACATAACTGTGGTTCTTTTAATTTTAACATATTGGAGTCTATTAATTCCATTTATATGAAATATATTATAATTTCTTTAATAAGTAATTTAAAAATAATATAACTTAAAAATTTGTATTCTAATATTTATATATGAAGCAAGCGTCATTTATTATAAATGGTATTGAAAATAAAACAACAAAGGTTAAAACAAATATTGAAAATAATGATAAAATAACAATTCATGAAACTAATACTGAAAGTAAAAAAAATACAACTTCAAAAAAACCAATTAAATATGTAGAAAATATATACTATTTTAGATAGATGTTAGACAAATTTATTATAATATTTTTATTATAATAAAATATAATATTTTACAAAATTTCTAATCAAATTTATTAAGTAAATCAATATATTTTTTGAAATCATTTTCATATGTATAATTATTAATGATATCTATTTCGGATTCAGATATTTGAAAAAATGACTTTATTTTCATTACAGCAATACCTCGATATTGCGAATGATAAAAATATTGGAAATCTATATGTTGTAAATAGAGAGATAAAATATGATACATCGTTTTCCATACATCACCAGTCCATGGAACTAATGTTTTTAAAATCCCATTTTGGTATATATGTTTAACTGGAATCTTCAATTGTTCATCATAATTTAATGGTATTATATCATCAAGTAATATTTTTCCATTTTCATTTAAATATTGTAAACTGTTGTTAATATCTTTGGCAACTTGCTCACATTGATGTAGTCCATCGATAAAAACAATATCAAATTTTTCATTATTTTCTATACTTTTATTCTCTAAAAAGTAATCATCTGATGTTTTAATAACCAAATGTTCTGATTCAAAGTGCGGTAAAGGATCTACACCAGTTTTATTCAAAAAATGTACATTATTAAAAGTATATCCGGTTTCTACACCTATTTCCAAATATATATCATTAGGGTTACTTATATGGTTAATTACTAAATGACGTTGTGAAAAATCTGTGTTGAAAATTGGTTTGTTCACAAAATTATCAATAATTTCGTAATTCTCACATGACTTATACTGCATCATAAAATATTTAACTAATATTTCTTTAGGTTCATCAATTAGTGTATAACATTTAAATCTAGAAAACCCATAAATATCCAACATATATTGTAAATGACCAAGTTCACACTTATTATCTATTATAAAAAAATCATTTCTTGGGTCTTGATAGAGAGAAATAATTTTATCTTTATTTATAATTAGTGAATCTAATCCAATAATACAATATTGTTTATCATAATCAACATTTACTATTTTATTACAATATTTATGCTCATATAAAGTATCATCACGTTTCCACATTTTACTATAACAATAAATATATTTTTCATCTTCATATGCGTCTAATTCTTTCATGCGCTCGTTTATTTTATATTTATCATAAAATATTGGACTTATGTAATTTGGACCAATTCGATTTATTTCACCGTTTCTAATTAGAGAAAAATTATTATTGTTATCATTCATATATTGGATATACCCGAATTTATGTATTTTGGCAATTTTTGTCGTGAGAGCAGTTCTTAGTAAAATTTCATAATCATCACAAATGGGTAAAAATTCACAATAACTTCCTGCCTCAATTAGTGCGGTTTTACGCCAAATTCTTGGATGATTTGGGCAACAAACAAGATGACTCAATGTAATATTATTGATATTTGGAGTATTATAAACATTAACCCATTTTCCATTATATTTTTGACAATAATAACTGCCATATCCTTTACAAATAAAGTCACCAAAAAAATGATTATTACCATTTTCATATAATGAAATACAATCCATATAAATAAAACCGACATCAGGGTTTGCGTCGAAATATGTAGCGGCGTCGTTTAATACAAATGGTAGTATTTCATCATCATGATCAAACTCTAATACATATTTTCCTCTACATAAACCAACTGCTTCGTTTTTTACGTTTCCAATATTTCCATTATTTTCACTTTTTCTATAAAGACGAACTCTTGAATCATTTATCATTAATTCTCTCAAGAAATTAAAATGATCATCGTCTGGTGAGTCATCTATAATTACAAATTCCCAATCCTTTAATGTTTGATTTTTCAAACTATCATAAGCGCGGATTATTTTATGATAAGAGTTATATGTTGGCGTAAAAACAGAAAAAATGGGTCTAACACCTGATCTTTCAAATGTACAATTATATATAAAACAATAGTTAACTGATCGGTTAAACTCATATATATTTGATATATCCTTAAAGTGAATCCAACGATTTCTCATTCTATCACTTATAATGGACATAACGTTTGATATGTATTCACCTTCAATATCACCATAAGTAATTAAGATTTGATAATTTGAATCAAAAAGTTTATTTAGATCTTCCTTATCACTTGTAAAAAATAAAGAACAATCGAGTTTTTCATTATTAGCAATAAAAAAATCATCTATACTAGCAAATTTTTCAAATCTATAAAATATAATGTATGGATACTTCATTATATTTTATTATTCAGACAAATTTTTAAATTGGTATTATTTATATTTTATTTTTATAATTATTGTATTTTTATTTTTTTTTAATATTCAGGTGTATGTTTTTTAAATAAACATCCTTGTGGCGACAAACCTTTCAAATCGGTCGTTACAACCATTGGATTCTGATTTGAACAGTCTGACATCCAAATTTTTATAATACAGAAATTTTTTTTAGGAGAAATGGTAATCCCGTTCACGCAATTCACATATGACATTTGCTTACTAATTGTATTTCCAACTACAACATAAGTAAGTTCTTTCCAAACCTTATAAACATTTTTATTAGAGACCTTATATGAAAAGCACCCGCCATTTCTATTTTTTGGATCCTCCCATGTTGGTTTAATACCTTCACGCATCATAAATAACATACAGTTTTCTACTAAAATTGATGGCAATGTCTCGGTTACAGCTATTGTTTCTTCTACGGTCGTGAATGTCGAAATTGGTATATAACTCTTAATACTCCAATCAGTATTATGAGGTAAATGTGCCCAAAGTGTCCATCTATCAGATAACTTATTATATTCTTCCATACTTGGTGTTTCAGTTGTCATTGTACTTTGCTGGGATTCCATTTGTACTTAAATATTTCAATTTTTTTTTAAATAGTTTTAAATATATATATTATTCTTTTTCTTCATTATTATCACTTGTACTATTATTTATTAATTTGTATCCATTTTTCTCCAATAAAATCCCATCATTTTTATCAGTAAATTCTATTTCAATTGTATCAACATTATTGTCAATTATTTTAAGATAAAATTTAGTATCATCTTTAACTTCTTGATCATTTTTTAAAATTTGTTTTAAATAATAAATGAAAAATTGCTTAGTAAATTTGTTTCCAATTATATAAAAATTAAAATCATCTGTTTTAAAATCAACCTTATATGTGTTTTCCTCTCCTAATTTTATTTCAACAAGTAAGAATTTGGTTTCTGAAACTTCAGAAAATGATAAGGGTTCCTGTAAATCATAAACTATTTTTTTATTTAAACAATTCTTACTATCATCTAACCAAGAATATATCATAAAATCGCACTCATAATCGCTTTTATCAGATATTATATTAACAGGATTACCATTTCTAACGTATTCTAGCATAGTTGGCATACCAGTTTTAGACTTCAATAGTAAGTCCAAATCATTTTTTAACTTGAGTAACTTGGGATTTTCTTCAATTTTCTTATTTACAATCTTTGCAGTATTAATGTACAAAATTTTGATTTTACTATATAAATAAATAACATTATATGAAAAAGTTACAATAAAATCCTTATATTTTTCAGGGTGATTTCTTTTTAGATAATCATTTAACAAAGCTGCGAATATAAATGTTCTTAATGTGTTTACAATAAAAGATATCATTATAATTATAATTAATAAATAATTTTATTTTTAAATCATTTATTAATATTTTAACTGTGACTTAACTTTGATTTAACTTTGATAAGCTGGACTGCTTGAAGAATTTGGTGGTGGCGGTGGCGGATAAGTAGTACTTTGTGTTGAGGGTTGTGTATTATTATTTGCAGGATTTGGAACAATTATATTTGGTGATTGGAAGTAAACTGGGTTTTTTGATGAGTTATATTCAGGATCATAGATTATAATATTTCCTAAAGAATCAACAGTTACACCATTTATAGCATTAGTATTAGTATTACCACTAGAATAATTTAATTTTCCAGTAGACGCATCTAGACCAAAAATATACAATAACATACTTACTATTACTGTCATCATAATAAATGGAATAAATACAATAATCCAAGAAACAACGCTTAACCCCTTTTCACAAAGAATATTTAATAATAGTGTCACCATTACCATAACTATTAATTTCATAAAAGCAGTATTATAAAGACCCTTAAATGTATCTATTAGTATTTGAGTAATGGAGAAAATTAAATAAATAATTGCCGGTGCGCATAAATTTATCATTAATTTTTATTATATGCGTATATTTTATTTTTCATAGGTGGAAAAGAAAAGGACATCTTATTTTTCATCAGCGTAAAAGAATGGTTCGCCGTCCTTTAGATATCCAACTTTGTCACCGAGGTCGCCATCTTCAGTTACTTCATAAATAAATCCATTCTCCTCATTGTTTGTACAATAGGTCACATCATCAATATCAATTTCAATATACTCCTCTTCCTCTTCCTCTTCTTCTACCTTTTCTTCTACTTCTTCCTCTTCTACCTCTTCTTCTGATTTTTCAGTCTCTACTTCATCATCCACTTCTACTTCAACTTCTTCCTCTTCACTCGCATCTACTTCTTCCTCTTCTAATTCATTATCGTTTACTGTACTTGGGTCACAAGCGCCACAATATTTTTTACCATCCACAATAATAATATCCTCCTTTAAAATAACCTTACAATCACATTCTGAACATATATTTTCATCTTCTTCTACTTCATCTTCTTCTTCTTCATCTTCTACATTTGTGACTGACGCATCCTCTGATTCTTCTTGCTCTTCTGATTCACTAACATTATCTTCCTCTTCTGAACTTGTATCATCATTACAAATATTCTCTTCAATCTCTAACTTAATATTTTCCCTTTGTTCAAGTTTCACAACAACAATGTGTTCATCATGATCTTCATCTTGAGGTTTTAAATCATCCTTAACATTTCTTGATTTTAGTTTATTAATTTCATTTGTCAACTCAACAACTTTATTTGATAAATTTTCAATTAATGCCTCATATTTCATCATCTTATCTAAATCATTTTTTGCTTTAGTATCATAATTATGCTGCTTTACAAAATCAGTTTGTGTAGTATCATATGGATTTTGATTTAGATGATTTCTAACACTTGGCAAATTCATAATTGCTTCATGTGTTCTTTCTAATAATTCATAACGATACAAATGATCGCCTAATAATTTATCCAAACCCTTTTTAATAACATTATTCACTTCATTAACAATTTCTTCAGTATTTAATCTTGTAATAGCGTTTGCTCTATCCATTTTATTAATTATATATATAACTATTCGTTTAATATGATTTAAAAAATAATTTATCTAATTCATATATGACAGATAATATTTCATTTGTTGAAACTGGACAAATCGATGAGAAAGTTCAAATAATTATGAGGCAAACCGATTATACCGAGGAAATTGCGAAGGAAAAACTTAAGGAATTTAATTACGACCACATTGCAGTAATTAAATCATATTTGGGAGTAACCGATAAAAAAGCGCAACCGGTTAAATCTGTAAATCAGGAGATTTATAAGCAATTACGTTATCGTCTTGATAGCAATATGCGCAATTATCAGGAACGTGTTGAAAAGGGTGAAGCGCGTAAACTTTAATATCGTCTTTTTCTTTTGCTTTTATTTTTTTTATTTTTATATTTTTTAGTTTTTCTATTTTTTCTTTTTCGTTTAGAACCACCATTAAAATCAGGATAATCTGGGAATATTGCTTTAAATAATCTCAAAAAACATCTGATATATTCTCTGAAAATAGTGTTAAATGGTGGAGGTGAACCACCTTGTCCATCTGGTCCCCAATGTCCCAATGAAGAATTTGGTTTATTCATCCACCCGTTACTATCTAAAAACTTATCAAGACCAAAATAATTATTTGTCCCTACACTTCTAAATAATAGATTATCGGCACGATACGCTGCTTGATTCATTATTTCACCTCTCCAAAAGTCTTTAGGTGATCTACCTGATGTATTTGTACCATTAAAAATAGGCATATCATTATATCGTGTTGGATCTTGTTGTTTTAATGCCGCCCATCTTTGTTCCATAGTATTATAATCCAAACTATTATAACTATCTAAAAGTTGATTATACATATCTCTATAATCGAGAGCACTCGGTGTGCCATTGTATCTTGTATATGCTCCAATAATACCATTAATATAATTTGAAACAAGATCACGAATTGTTGGTCTATTCTGAATTGGTCCACCCCATATTTGAACACCATTATGTGTATAGGCAAATGTTCTCTCTCCTAAATATCGTGTAACCCAATCAGTCACACAATCAATACATTCATTAATAGGAGCAAATGGTGGCGCACCTGGAGCATGTGGTGCATACATAAGAAGAGGATTAGCCATTATTTATATATAATTATATAATTATATAAATAATATAATTTAGTTGTAATATTGTGCCTTATATGGGTTATAGTGTGGATAATAAACAGGTTTAGTATGAACTACATAAGTATTTGGTTGCTTTGCAGTAACCACTTTAGTACTAGTAATAGTAATTGTATGTTTATTTAACAAATTAATTAAAATAATTACCAAAATAAAAACCAAAATACCTCCTAAAATTTTCTTTGTATCCATCTTTTTATATATTATAAAAGTATTATAATATTTTATTATTTATATAAATGGGAGGTATGTTTAGTTCACTAAGCACAACACAAAGTGCAGCACAAGGTTCAGTACAAGGTTCAGCACAAGGCGCAGCACAAGGTTCATCTAGAGGAGGTCCAAGTCCAAATTTGTCACAATATACATATGCAACTAAAGCACAATTGAGCGCTAAAATTAAAAATGGGTCATTTAACCCAGAAACTGATTTTGACAAAATGACAGTTGATAATACAAACCCAAAAATAGGTAAATCTTATGGGTATTTATCTGATGATGTTGAAAAAAAGTTAGAAGATAGAATATATCAATTGTTTCCTAATGAAGAATATATGGGTGGATCGAAAAAACGCGGAAGAAAAACAAGAAAACTTAGAAAAGGCAAATCTAGAAAATATAAAAAATAAACCTTATACTTTCTATCGTCTTCTACGTGTACTTCGTTTCACTTTAGTATTTTGTATATGAGGTAATGGTGGCGTAGGTGTTTTTAAACTGGATAAACCTGGTACTGATGGTCCCGCATATAATAATGTATTAATATACGTAATATAATCTACAAAGTAAATGATAACAAATACCAATGCCAATAAAACAAATTTATGATGGTTTTCTATAACATAACTAATTATATTTTTAATATTCGACAAAATAGAATCAGAATCATTGTTATAATTAAAGTTATCCATTATACTATAAATAAATAAAAAATAATATACTAAAACATTATCTAGTATATTATTTTATTTTATTGCGCTAATCCAAATTTTTCACTCAAAATATTATTTTTAGTTTGAGGTTTTTTTTGTAACTTCTTTTTAATTAACAGTGTATTTGCCGGTATAATTTTGTTGTTGATAATAAAATCATCATTATCTTCATGTAATTCCGGTAAAATACGCGTTAATGGTTTATCAACAACCAAAAATAATCTTTCGTTTCTTAATAAAGACCTATATTCTTGAATAGTCAAGTTACCATAATATTTATCTAATAAATAAAACGGGTTTGGTGCTGGTTTAATATTCTTCTTATAATCATAAATTTTAGAGTAAATATTATTAATTAAATGATACCTTTCAAACTTGGCTGAACTGTCTATATTTTCTTCCATAAGATGCGCCACAGCACATTCCGGACTGCAAAAACATCCATAAACATGATATGAATCCTTGATAAAATGTTTGGGAATATATACGGGCGGATTATCAAATTCACAAGTACACCAAAAACACGCGGATTTTTTATTACTAATGTTATTAATATGTAAATTATGCTCTAAAACCTTTAGTTTTTTCCAAACTTCGCGGATATCATTATCCTTATTTTTTGAATAATAGTTGTCATCATATATATCATTATCTGTATCATCATCATCATTTGTAATATTTTTTGAAATAGTGCTATTACTATAATTATTTGTATAATTATTATTTTGATTTGAACTAATTATCTCATAATTTAAATCGTTTTTTGCTGAAAAATTGAAAGATTCAATATTTGTATTTATAGATGAGTTTGTTTGTAGATCCTTTAAAGAGCATTTAAGGTGTAAAATAACATTTGGTTTTGTTTCCTTATTATTATTCAGTGGTACCACTTGTTGTATTATTTTACCACCCTTCGGTTTTCGACCACGTTTTTTACCTCCTGGTTTCTGTTCTTCCTGAGTTGAAATAATTACATTAGCGTCATTATCATTAGTATCGTTTTTATTGATATCATTATTTTCATCATTTTTAGTTTCTTGAATAGAAAAAATAATATTATTATCACTACATTGATTCTCATGATTTTCAGGAATCGAACTCTTCTCTTCTAATACTTTAGCAGCAGTGGCATTTTTGGGTTTTCTTCCTCTTTTTTGTTTTGTTTCAGCAACAGCAGTTACAACATTATTTACCATAATAAATTATAATTAATAAAGAGAGACAAATTTAAATGGTTTTAAAATATATATTAACTACATACTACTTTTTCATAGAACGTTTGAAGATGTGTAACATTTACGACACACAGGAATATAATTGTCCGAACCAACAACCGTTTGTGCGGTTTCATTTGTTAAACGCATCGAGAATATGCCAGGTGTACCATTTTTACATTGAGAACATAATGATGTTAACTTTGTCACTTTGTCACATAATGGAATCAAATCTAAAATTTGACCAAATTTCTTTCGTTCAAAGTCTCCATCTAATCCACAAATATATATTTTTTTATTACATCTTAACATATCTACCACTACATCATATAAGTCTGGGAAGAATTGTCCTTCATTTATCAAAATAACTTCCGAATCTCTTACGGCGCCGTGGGCCCATAAATCCTTCTTTTCACCTGATTTTTTATATCCATTATCTGTCCAAATATCATTAAGTTCACACGCTTGTAAACATGGTGCCATTACTTGGTCATGAGTTGAAACCATTGTGTCGTGATATCTAACATCAATTGTATGATTTATAATTGTTACTGGAATATTACAAAATTTACATTTTTTATAAATTTCCAAAATGCTTGTGGTCTTCGAACTGTACATAGGTCCGATAAATAATTCAAGATATCCAATATTATTGCTAGAAGTAGTCATTATAGTTTTATTCATTATAAACCTTTAATATTTTAATTTCAATTATTTTATTTAATTAAATATTAAATAAATGGTAATACATAATTAAATGACAAGCAGTGGATACGTTTGGGTTGAAAAATATCGACCAAGATTTTTCGAAGACATTGTATTAGACCCGTTAAATAAACAAATTCTGAAAAATATTATCGAAACCTCATATTTTCCCAATTTGCTTTTTTATGGACCGCCAGGAACAGGTAAAACAACCACCATAATTAATCTAATAAATGCATATCAGGAAAAACTTAACAAAAAAAATAAAGATCTAATTATTCATTTAAACGCATCTGACGAGAGAGGTATTGATATTATCAGAAACCAAATTAGTTGTTTTGTTAATTCCAAACCATTATTTCACAATGGAATGAAATTCGTTATTTTGGACGAAGTTGATTATATGACTAAAAATGCTCAGCAAGCACTACGTTATTTATTACAAAACTACTCGAATAATGTGCGATTTTGTTTAATATGTAATTACATCAGCAAAATAGACGAAGGATTACAAAATGAATTCATTAGACTACGTTTTAATCAATTACCGAAAGAAAATATTATTGGATTTTTAAAAGATATTTCGGACAAGGAAAATTTAAATATGTCACTTAAATCTTTATCAAATATTCAAAAACTTTATAGATCTGACATTAGAAGTATGATCAATTTTATACAGTCAAATCAAGACATTGTTAAAAGTCTTACAGAAAATGATGCTAATATCTGTATTATCGATAATGATGTATGGGAAAATCTTTTTGGAAAATTAACAAAGAGAGAAAATATAGAAAATATTTGTGCATATGTTCACTTGATAAGTATAAAATACAATGTGGATAAAAAAAATATAATTAAAGATTTTTTAAATTATATTATTCGCAACAAGTCACAATATATTAATACAGAATTTCTTAACTTTGTAGAAAATCTAATGCATTCTCAAAATTTAAATAATAATAATCACATTTATTACTCGCTATCACGACTATCATCCTTCACATCATAAAACTTTTTATCGTAATTCAAAATCCTCATATGTAATTTTAACATAAACTCATTAGGAGGTGAACTTTTTGTTGGGTCAAAAAAATTTTGCTTGCGACTGTACTCACCTTTTGGACTATTCATATCCATCGGTGTAGTTAAGTTTTTCTTAATGGGAATTATTGAACTCCTTTCATTGATGTAGTGCGATCCGGAAAACATTCTTTATATTATATAATAAAAAAATAATTGAAATAAAATTAATATAAAGAATATAAAGACATAACCAAAGACAATATAGATAAAAATGAGTTTAAATATAGATAAAGAATGGGCAAATTTTATATCATCTAGTTATGATGATGATATATCTGATGATGAAGAAATTATTCATAATTTTGTTAATAATGACGAAACTTTTGTTTCAGCAAATCTGTCAATGGAAATAAATTCTGAAACTCCTAAAGCTTCTGATATTTATATATCCACCAAAACTAAAATTGCGTATCTCAATATACCGATTGAATTAAAAAATGTATTTTGGTCTATACCAGTTATACCTTATGCGAGACCTGCTAATGGAGTCATTAAAAAGCAAATGAAGTTTAATAGTACTACATTAGAGGAATTAGATTTTATTCAATCAAAACTAACAAGCGAGACATATTTTGAAGAGCATGTTATTACCAATATTAATAATCCAAGTGGGCGAATTAAATTTAAGGATATCCGAAAAATTAGTATTGGTATATCAAAAAAAGATATTATGAGTTACAGATGTAAAAAGAAGAGCGCATTTTACAACTGTTTTGTCCTTATTATAAGGATGAAAGTTGCCGAAATATTTAAAGAATACCATGTTAAAGTCTTTAATACTGGAAAATTGGAAATACCTGGAGTCCAAAATGAGGCGACATTTCAATTATTGTTAAACCAAGTAATACAAATACTACAACCTTTTATTTTAGAAAAGTTATCGTATAAGGAAAACTCTGAGGAAACTGTGTTAATCAACTCCAATTTCAATTGCGGGTTCTTCATTAATCGCGAAGAACTATATGATATTTTAAAAATGAAGTATAACATTCAATCGATTTATGATCCTTGCTCTTATCCTGGAATACAATGTAAGTTTTATTATAATCCAGATGTAGGAATACAATGTGGTAGTCAAATTTCTGAAGAAAATAAATCATTGTATAAAAATGTAAATGAGGTATCATTTATGATATTTAGGACTGGTAGTGTGTTAATTGTCGGTAAATGTGATGAAAATGTACTTATGATTATATATGAATTTCTTAAAGTTGTCTTGAATAATGAATATAAAAATATATCTCAAAAAAATACTGAAAATATTATAAACAATGTGAAAGATGTTAAGAAAACGAAGATTCGCAAGAAGAATATTACTATCAGCGTTGATAATAATTGAAAAATGTAAAATGTAAAATGTAAAATGTAAAATATAAATGTAAAATAGTATTTACAATATTTATTTTTTTATAGCATTATATAAATATGAGCGATTGGAATAAATTTGTAAGTTTTACTTCCTCAAAAGAAGCGAATGCTATTCTATTTTTATTAGTGTGCGTTATTTTAATAATGGTATTTTTTAGATCTTCTAATACACACTACACTGGTGGACAACGCGGTGGTTGCAAATTTACATGGTTTTTAACAATACTATCTGCTGCTGTTACAGTTTTCTGTATCTACGCATTGTTTGTTGTATTCATTCCTAAAAAATAATTATAACAAGATCCAGTTAATAAACCTTTCCGGTGTATCATTTAATTTTTCAGTTATTTCATCTGTTTCATATAATATTTTTTTTTCATATTTTTTCAATTGAGCAGGTTTCATTTTTTTTAAAAACTCTTGGATTGTATCAAAAAAATAATCTACGCTTCCTATTATAAAATACAATTTATCAATTATATTATTCAATAAAACAACATTTTCATTATTTAAATTTGTTTTATTTATTTTTTTACAGATTTTTTCAAAAACTTCAATATTATTTTGTTTACTAGTTAGATTACAGTTTTGGATTATTTTATAAATAAGAGTTTTATATATATTTATATAGTTATTTATATTTGATAATTGTTCATTTACTGTATTCAAATTTATATTTGTATTTAGATTTTTCTTACATTCACCATTTATTTCATATATGGTTTTTTTATAAACATATGTTGTAGCGTCACGTGATGATAATTGTAAAAACATCTTTTCGTCTTCCGATATTTGACCCACAAATTCAACATAAAAATAAAAAGATTTCTGACAATGGAAATAAGTGAGATCTATATTTTTTGTATAGTAAAAAATATTATTAAATACATTTGTTATTGTATCTAGACCACGAGTTATAATAAATCTTGAAAAATCGGTGTTTTTTACTTTTATGTTTTCTGTAATAAATTTGAAATACTCTGTAATTAACATATGGTATTTTTCTGTAATCTCATTTGTCGTGTTATCTATGTTTTTTTTATAATTATCCAAGTTTTGTAATGAAAAATTGTTGTCTTTATTTGCAATCATTATATCTTAATGTTATTTTATAATATTTAAATTAAAACATTTTTTAAATATAAGTATTTAAAGACTTTAAATCTAAAATTATATAAAATGTCAGAACAAAAAACTAACACTAGTCAGAAGACTACTACTGCCGCTACTTCAGAGACTGGATTAAACTACAGATTACCTTCCGATGTTACCATGAAACACGCTGCTAAACTTGCTATCGTTGACGATAAACCCATCTTGCTCGATTACTGGACCGCTTCCCTCGATAAGAAGGCACTCATTGGAGCTAAAGAGGCGACCGGTGAGAAGTTGCTTGTTAAGAGCGAGGATGAGTATACATCGACTATCGCTAAGTTCTATAAGAGTGGAACTGAGTATATTGTCATCACTGAAAACTCCATCTACATTGTTTCCAATGAAATCCCCACTAGAAAGATCTCTTAATCAACCTTTAAGAAAGGTTGAACCAAACCGTAAAGAAAAGTATAATACACTTACAATATTACAAGTTTATTATACAATATTTCTTTTTGTTTTCCTAACTCTTCTATTTTTTCTTTGTTTTCTTGTTTTTCTACTTCGTTTTCCGCGACTTTGTTTACTGCGACTTCGTTTACCTCCTTGTTGTTGGAACGCTTGGTTATAATTTACTTCTAATAACGCCGTCAAAAAATCTAAAAAGCATTGGATATAACGTTGGAAAAATTGGAGATCGGGATTTATATATGGAGCATTATTAGACCAACGAATTGGAACTGTATTAACCCAAATAGGTCCTTGATTTCCACCAACAGTTGGGTCTGTTGCTGGAATAATATTATATACAAAACGGTCACATAAATCCTCTATAAACTCACGAACTTCAAACCTTCTAAAAACCGCATCACCTCCATTTTCGCTCCTAAATAATATATTATTTGGATCATGGTCGTCATCATTATAACACGCTGTTAAATACGACAGCAACCGATTTGAAGTCATTGCAAACATATTCGGTCTAACATCTCTATAAACTCTGAAAATGCCATTGGGATTTTGGGTTAATTCTCTTATAAATTCATTATTTTGTAATCTGCCATTTACATTATTCAAAATATTTCTTATTTCACCTAAAAATGTTACGTAATCTTGAAAATACTTATATTTATTAACTATAACTTGTATAAAATTAGTTAGTAAATATCTTGTATATTCCATTTTTTTATTATTTGTTTGATCATATAAAATACGATTATGATGATGATTTGGAATATCATTTAGATGTGCTGGTAAAACTGGTGGTGGTATATCTCTAAGTATTTGGGTTATACAATCTGTAAATCGTTTTGTTGCGCGGTCTATGAGATAATTTTGTCGTATATATGTTTGTAAATTGTTTTCTGGAATTTGTTGAACTTGAGCTTCTGCTTGTACACCTTGCGCTTCTGCTTGCGCAACTGCCGGTTGTTGTAACTCTTGTAATCTTGCGTTCACTTGCGGTGTTAAATCTTGTAACTGTGTATTACAGTTAAATATTTGATTACACGTAGGGCATCTACACGCCACTAAATTATTACCTGCAATATTATTACACCACTGATTTATTAAACAATCTCTATGGAATCTATGATGACATGTTGTTATTTCTGATGGAAATAATGCTGGATTATATAATCCTTGATAACAAATTTGACACTCCGGAAGATCTTGACCTTCAACAGCAGGTTGTCCTGTTATATCAAATAATGTTAATGTGTTAATTGGTGGCGCCCACTCCATTTTATATATTATAATACTATTTTATAATATATAAAAAAGTTGAATAATTGTGACTTAACGTCTTCTTCTCTTCTTAGATTTTCTTGTCTTTCTAGTTTTCTTAGATTTTCTTGTCTTTCTTGTTTTCTTAGATCTTCTTGTTTTTCTTGTCTTTCTTTTGCGCCCTCCATCTCTATTATATGGTACAGGAGGAGGGGAATTATCATCGTCAATATCATTATCATTTTCATCATCACCACTATAGTTTTCTTGATCACTATTATTATGTTCATCATTATTACTAATCCAATTAGTAAGCATATTAACAATATTTTGTATTTCTGTACGATCTTGAACTGTTAATCGGAAATTGGTACGCAATATAGAATTTAATGTAGTTCTTATATCTACTGCTTCTTCAAATAATATTCGAGTATGACGATTCTGTCTAGTACGCCATCCATCGTATAATAAATGATCTGCTATTATGTCACTAGCCAAATCTTCATTTCTATTTTGTCTTCTAAGAATTATACGTTGTCCTCGAACTAAAGTATCAAACATATTTCCATATTGTTCATTATTACGAATTTCATTAGTGAAACCTCTTATATCATTCTCATCATCACTATCACTGCTACTATCACTATATAAACTATTATCATCACTACTCATTATTATATACTATATTATATAATAATAATTTTCTAAATTCCAAGTTATTAAATTAAATAATATTATGCGTTTCTAAAAAGTTAAATAATGTAACTTAACGTCTTCTTCTCTTCTTAGATCTTCTTGTTTTTCTTGTCTTTCTTCTCTTATTTGTTTTTCTATTTCTACGTCTTTTAGCGCCGGCAGTTTGGGAAGGATTATACTCATCTCCAAATACTTCATTAAAATGTTGATTAGCGTAATCTCGAATCCTTTGTTCATTTTCTTGACTAAGATTTCTATTAGCATTAGCATAATATCTCTCACTCACAAAATTAACAAAATCATTTATTCTATTTTCTGGTAAAAAATGCTCCGCTGCGTCTCCTCTTTCTCTAAACCATTCTGCGCCATATCTATTTAATAAATCTGTATTTATTAAATCTGGTTGTGGTATATTAAATGGTTCTCTTTGTCGTCTATCATTGGGATCTCGTCTAAGATTATTAGCAGGCCATCCAAAATGTCCTGATCTTCCTATAATAATATCGTAAGTTCCGTCAAGATTTGGGTTTATTATATGCGCAGGAACCCAATTATCATTTTGACGCGCTTGAACATTTTGACCTGGATGATAATCAAATGGTCCGTAATATGGTTGATCCATTATATATATAATTTATCAAATATATTATTTCTAAATTATATATATAATGGCAACTATTATTACAAATGGAAATATACGGCAGTTAGTATCTAATTATATTGATGATAAAAATGCTTTACCAGTTGATTTACAAAATGTTGCTATTGGTGACTGGAATGTATCTAATGTAACTAATATGGACCGATTATTTTGGGATTATGAGACTTTTAATGAACCATTAAATAATTGGGATGTATCTAATGTTACAAGTATGGAACAAATGTTTTGGTTTTGTAGAGCGTTTAATCAACCTTTAAATAACTGGAATGTATCTCGTGTTGAAAATATGAGTGATATGTTTAGAACTTGTAGAAGTTTTAATCAAGATTTAAGTAACTGGAATGTATCTCGTGTTGAAAATATGAGAGCTATGTTTGATGGATGTCGCGCTTTTAATCAAGATTTAAGTAACTGGAATGTATCTCGTGTTAGAGATATGGAAATGATGTTTAGAGGATGTACAATTTTTGATATAAATCCTGGATGGCAAATTAATCACCGAGTCTTTATTCGAAATATGTTTTTTGAAACTCCTTTACAAGGAACAGTTCTAGAACGAGCGCCAGAAGAAGAAGAAGAAGAAGAAGAAGAACCAGCACCACAAGTACCGTTAGCATTTGAAGTTCATAACGCTTTCCCACAATTAAACTTTGACAAATTTATGGATATTATTATAAGAGTTAATAATGGTGCATCTAATTTTAAAGATTCTACATATCCTCTTCAACCTTTAATTACTTATATTAATAGTGATACAAGTACAACATTTGATGATACAGAAAAAACAAGTCTTACAAGTGATTTAAATGGAGAAATTAAAAGACTTTTAAATATGTATTTATTAACACACCCAGAAACTAAAGGTATTGTAATGGAACTGATACAATTTGTTATGTCTCAAGATCCAGATTATAAAGATCCTTATATAAGATTTTTAACTTTTGATTGTATGAATGCGTATGGACCTGGACGCACTAGTTGTACTAAAGGTGTTTTTGAACGTGTTTTTTTAATTAATAAATCTGTTTTAATACCTTTGTGTAGCGATGACACATCTTCATCAGCATCTTCGTCATCAGCTTCAGAAAGCACTTGTAAGCCAGTATATAGAGAATTATTGGGTTGTTTTTATCCAGATTTGGATCTTAATGAACTTTTTCGTCAATGGTACAATATTAATAATTTGGAAGAAGGATCAACAAGTCCATTAGCAGATGCTAGTGAAGAAGAGAGAAAAGAAAATTTCAGAAGCTTTATTTTAAGTAAAGTATCACGAGCAGATCCTACAGCAATAAATAAATTTATTGAGACAAATGAAAATACATTTAAAACATTGTTAATTGGAGGTAGAAGAAAGAGAAGAAATCGAAAAACTAAAAGAAAATCTTTTAATAAAAGCAAAAGAAAATCTTTAAGAAAAGGCAAAAGAAAAACTTTAAGAAAAGGTAAAAGAAAAACTAAAAAAAGATATTAAATTATATATATTTCTCATTATATATATAATGGGAAATAGTAGTAGCAATATTAATGTTTTTAGTAGAAATATTAATAATAGTAATATTAATAGATTAGTTATACAATATGTTGAAGATAGAAATAATCTGCCATCATGGTTACGGGGTATACCTATTGGTGACTGGGATGTATCTCGTGTAACAAATATGTATGCTCTATTTGCAAATTTAAACACTTTTAATGAACCATTGAATAATTGGAATGTATCTAATGTTACAACTATGTATCATATGTTTAATGGATGTACAAATTTTAATCAACCTTTGGATAACTGGAATGTGTCTAATGTTACAGATATGTTTGCTATGTTTTCTAGATGTACACATTTTAATCAACCTTTGAATAACTGGAATGTATCTAATGTTACAGAAATGTCAGGTATGTTTAGAAACTGTACAAATTTTAATCAACCTTTAAATGGGTGGAATGTATCTAATGTTATAGAAATGGAAAGAATGTTTCAAGGTTGTACAAGTTTTAATCAAGATTTAAGTAACTGGAATATAAATAGCGTTAGAAATGTAACCGATATGTTTAGAGGTTGTTTAAATTTTAATATAAATCCTAATTGGCAATTACATCGGTCTGCTCGTGGTTCTGCAAGTATGTTTGATAATACTCCTTTACAAGAAGGACGACGACAACAAGAACAACCACAACAACAACCACGACGCGGAGTAGCATTTGAAATTCACAATGCTTTTCCAGAGTTAAACTTTAAGAAATTTATGACTATTATTACGAGAGATAATAATGGTGCGTCTAATTTTAAAGATTCTACATATCCTCTTCAACCCTTAATTACTTATATTAATACTGATACAAGTACAACATTTGATGATACAGAAAAAACAGGTCTTACAAGTGATTTAAATGGTGAAATTAAAACACGTTTAAATTCGTATTTATCAGGACATCCTGAAACTATAAGTAATGTAACGGAAATGGTTCAATTTGTTATGTCTCAAGGACCAGATTATAAAGATCCTTATATAAGGTTTTTAACTTATGATTGTATGAATGCGTATGGACCTGGAGGTACTAGTTGTACCAAAGGAGTTTTTGAACGCGTATTTTTAATAAATAAATCTGTTTTAATACCTTTGTGTAGTGATGACGCAAGTTCTTCAGCATCTTCGTCAGAAAGCACTTGTAAACCAGTATATAGAGAATTATTGGGTTGTTTTTATCCCGATATGGATCTTAATGCGATTTTTGGTGAATGGTATGCTATTAATAATTTAGAAGAAGGGTCAACAAGTCCATTAGCAAATGCTAGTGAAGAAGAGAGAAAAGAAAATTTCAGAATATTTGTTTTAAGTAAAGTACCGCGAGCAGATCCTACAGCAATAAATAATTATATTCAGAAAAATGAAAATACATTTAAAACATTGTTAATTGGAGGCAGAAGAAAGAGAAGAAATCGAAAAACAAAAAGAAAAACTTTAAGAAAAGACAAAAGAAAAACTAAAAAAAGATATTAAATTATATATTTTTGCCATTATATATATATATATATATAAAATGGCAAATGTTATTACAGATGGTAATATAAGAGATTTAGTTAGAGATTATATTAATAATAGAAATAATTTGCCAGCGTGGTTACAAGGCATTGCTATTGGTGACTGGGATGTATCTCGTGTAACAAATATGACTCTGTTATTTAGAGGTTTTACAACTTTTAATGAACCATTGACTAATTGGGATGTATCTAATGTTAGAATTATGCTCAATATGTTTGATGGATGTACAAGTTTTAATCAACCTTTAAATAACTGGAATGTATCTAATGTTACAAATATGAGTGGTATGTTTATTTTATGTACGAGTTTTAATCAACCTTTGGATAATTGGGATGTTTCTAATGTTACAACTATGAATACTACTTTTGCTAGATGTACAAGTTTCAATCAACCTTTGGATAATTGGAATGTATCTCGTGTGACAAATATTGCAGGTATGTTTGATGGTTGTACAAGTTTTAATCAACCTTTAAATAGTTGGAATGTATCCAATGTTGAATCTATGAGCACAATGTTTATAAATTGTACCAGTTTTAATCAACCTTTGGATAACTGGAATGTATCTCGTGTGAGAAATATGATTAGTATGTTTAATGGGTGTGTTGCTTTTAATCAAGATTTAAGTCGCTGGAATGTATCTAATTTGAGAAGTATGGTGCATATGTTTAGAGGCTGTACAAGTTTAACTATAAATCCTGGTTGGCAAATTAATCAAGAAACACTAACTAGTGGAATGTTTTTAGAAACTCCTTTACAAGGAACAGTTCTACAAATAGGACCACAACAATTACCCCAACCACAACAATTACCACCACAACCACAATTACCACGAGGAGTAGCATATGAAATTCATAATGCTTTTCCAGAATTAAACTTTGACAATTTTATGACTATTGTTAGAAGAGATAATAATAGTGCGTCTAATTTTAAAGATCCTACATATCCTCTTCAACCTTTAATTAATTATATTAATACTGATACAAATACAACAATAGTTGATACAGTACTTCAAAGAACTGGAGAAAGAATTCTAGAAAAAACTAATACTATAAGTGATTTAAATGGAGAAATTAAAAGACGTTTAAATGCGTATTTATCAGAACATCCTGAAAGTAGAGATAATGTAATGGAAATGATTCAATTTGTTATGTCTCAAGGTGTAGATTATAAAGATCCTTATATAAGATTTTTAGTTTCTGATTGTATTAATGCATATGGACCTAGACAGCTTAGTTGTACCAAAGGAGTTTTTGAACGTGTTTTTTTAACAAATAAATCTGTTTTATTATCTTTATGTAGTGATGATACATCTTCATCAGCATCTTCTTCAGCAAGCAGTTGTAAGCCAGTGTATAGAGAATTATTAGGTTGTTTTTATCCCGTTGTGGATCTTGATGCACTTTTTCATGAATGGTATGAAATTAATAATATGGAAGAAGGATCAACAAGTCCATTAGCAAATGCTAGTGAAGAAGAGAGAAAAGAAAATTTCAGAAGATTTGTTTTAAGTAAAGCAGAGCGAGCAGATCCTACAGCAATAAATAAATTTATTTCTAAATATGAAGATATATTCAAAACATTGATAACCGGAGGTAGAAGAAAGCGAAGAACTAGAAAAACTAAAAGAAAATCTTTGAATAAAAGCAAAAGAAAAACTTTAAGAAAATGTAAAAGAAAAACTAAAAAAAGATATTAAATTATATATATTTCTCATTATATATATAATATGTTGGTTGGTATTGTTAGAGATGATAATATAAGACAATTAGTTAGAGATTATGTTATGAATAGAAATATTTTACCAGAATCAATACGAAATATACCTATTGGTGACTGGAATGTTTTTCATGTAAGAGATATGAGTAATCTCTTTGAAAATCTTAACACTTTTAATGAACCATTGGGAAACTGGAATGTATCTACTGTGAGAAATATGACATCTATGTTTAATGGTTGTACAAGTTTTAATCAACCTTTGGACAATTGGGATGTATCTCGTGTGACAGAAATGTCAGGTATGTTTTATGGTTGTACAAGTTTTAATCAACCTTTGGACAATTGGGATGTATCTCGTGTGACAAATATGTCATCTATGTTTCAAAATTGTACAAGTTTTAATCAACCATTAAATAACTGGGATGTATCTCATGTGACAAATATTACATCTATGTTTAGAGGATGTAGAAGTTTAACTATAAATCCTGGTTGGCAAATTAGACCACACTCAGAAATTGCTATTCGAAGTATATTTTTAAATACACCTTTACAAGGACAACTACTACAAGCAGTTGAACGACCACAACCACCACGACGACCACAACCACCACAACCACAACCACCACAACGACGACCACAACCACCACAACCACAACCACAAGGAGTAGCGTTTGAAGTACACAATGCTTTTCCAGAATTAAACTTTGACAAATTTATGGATATTATTAGAAGAGATAATGACGGCGCTTCTAATTTTAAAGATGCTAGATACCCTCTTCAACCTTTAATTACTTATATTAATACTGATAGAGATACAACAATAGTTGATACAGTAATTGAAAGAACTGGAGAAAGAATTTCAGAAAAAACTAATACTATAAGTGATTTAAATGGTGAAATTAAAACACGTTTAAATGCGTATTTATCAGAACATCCTGAAACTAAAGATAGTGTAATGGAAATGATACAATTTATTATGTCTCAAAATCCAGATTATAAGGATCCTTATATAAGATTTTTAACTTCTGATTGTATTAATGCATATGGACCTAGACAGCCTAGTTGTAGTAAAGGTGTTTTTGAACGTGTTTTTTTAATAAATAAATCTGTTCTAGTACCTTTGTGTAGTGATGATACTTCTTCATCAGCATCTTCATCAAGTAGTTGTAAACCAGTGTATAGAGAATTATTAGGTTGCTTTTATCCCGTTGTGGATCTTGATGCACTTTTTCATGAATGGTATGAAATTAATAATATGGAAGAAGGATCAAGAAGTCCATTAGCAAATGCTAGCGAAGAAGAGAGAAAAGAAGATTTTAGAAGGTTTGTTTTACATAAAGCGCCACGAGCAGATTCTACATCAATAAATAAATTTATTGCTAAATATGAAAATATATTTAAAACATTGATAACCGGAGGCAGAAGAAAGAGAAGAAATAGAAAAACTAAAAAAACTAAAAGAAAATCTTTGAACAAAGACAAAAGAAAATCTTTAAAAAAAGGTAAAAGAAAAACCAAAAGAAGATATTAAAATTTATTTCTATGATAAATATATATGCACCAAGAAGATATTACAGAACATTATGAACCAGGAGACAGAGTTACCGCACTTGTTGAAGACGAATGGAGACCAGGAATTATTGATTATATAGAAAGTTATACTGTTCGTAATAATGAGACAGGAAGACATCGTGATATATCGCCAGATGTTATAAGAGGAAATGACGGAGCTATAAGGATTGGTGATCAAATTGAATTTAGGCAAAGTCTTAGTAACAATAGTTGGGCGCCTGGAACAATAGTTGGTATAAATTATTGGATTAATATGACAGATTTTATTGGTGGTTTTTACGAGGTTTCACATATAGATATAAGACGACGAGTAGAAGAACAAGAACCAGAACTAGAACCAGAACCAGGAACTCAACCAATAGGTTCAGCATATGAAGTCCATAATGAGTTTGATACGTTTAAAGCAAATAAATGGGATACATTTATGAAAATTATAAATAGAACTACCGGAACAAATACTAATTTTAAAAATAGAAACGCTCCGTTTCAACCATTGATTGATTATGTTAATACTAGTGAGTCATTTAATGAAAATAAAGAGTCATTAACTCCAGAAGAAAAGGCGGAACTAATACGAAAGAAAGCTGACATAATACAAAAAATTAACAGAATATTTACTAGAATACAGGAATATAGCAGATATAATCAAAATATTGACAATATTATAGATTGCATTCAATATGTTCTTATGCAACCGCCTGATTTTATTGACGCTTATATTAACACATTTGTCGTAGATTGCTTTAAAGCATATACAACAGGAGACTCGGAATCATGTATTAAAGGAATATATGAGAGAGTCTATCTTGCGTTTAGAGATACAGTTTCAACGTTATGCTTAGATAAAATTCAAGGAACCGGTCCTGCGCCATTATGTAAACCTGACTACATAGAAATTTATGATTGTTTTTACGACACCATTCCACAATCAGTATTAAATGATTATTTAAAAGACTGGTATGAAAATGGTGGGCATGAGCGTCTTGGTAATTTAAGTGAGGAAGATAGAATTGAAGATTTTGTTGAATTTGTAAGAATAACAATGAATAATCCGGCAAGATTTGCTAAGGCTGAAGGGTCAATAAGAAGATATGCCAATAAAGAAATCAATGTATTATTTGGCGGAAGACTTAGTAGTCGTAAACTTAGAAAAACTGTAAAAAGAAGACAAAACAGTCGTAGTAGAAATAAAAAAACAGTTAAGAAGCGTAAAAATAAAATAATTAAGAAGCAAAGCGGCAGTAAAAAGCGACGCTTTTAAGAATATATATAATTATTATAAATATATTATATATATATATATGGAAAATAGAGGAGGCGTTTATAATCCTGGAGAACAAGTTGAACTTCAAATAAATGGTGTATGGAGACCAGCGCGAATTCAAGGAGTAGCAAATTATACAGTTAGAAATTCAATTACTCGAGGAGAAACAAATAAACCACCAAATCAGGTCTTTCCTGATAATGGAAATGCGAATAATAATGGAGCAAATACAAATATAATACCTGGAAGTCCAATTCGTTTTCAAGGACCTCATCGATGGATAGTGCTTCCTGGAATATTAGTTTCTAAAAATTATAATGTACAAATCGATGGTAGGACAGAAACTGTTCCACATACAAGAATAAGACGAGCACAAGCAGCTAATCAAAATGGCAATAATAGAGATGACGACGAAGAAGATGACGAAGAAGAAGATGACAATCATGACGATAATTATGCAGAAGGAGAACCAGTTGATGTGTTAGTGGAAGGCGTATGGAGACCTGGTAATATTGGTGACATAGTAAATTATACTGTTTTAAATACCGCAACAGGAAACAACATAACAATAGAAGAAGAAGAAAATATAAGAGGACTACAATGGAGAATAAATAGTCCACTTGAATTTAGACAAGGTGCTCAGTGGTTTCCTGGAACATTAACTTCTATAAATTATTCGGTTAATATGGAAGATGGTTTAAGAATCGCTTCAACTTTAAATATCAGACCTAGACAAGTAGTACTAGCACCAGCACCAGCAACCGTCATTTTTACTCGTGGTCAGCGTGTTGAAGTCAACGAAGATGGTGTATGGAGACCTGGTGTAGTAGGCATGTTAGATGATTTTACAGTTAGAAATACAGCGACTGGAAGAAATGTAAATAGACAAAATACACAGGTATTCCCTGTAACACCTTTAGTAGGAAATAGAGTATTTATGCCTGGAGATAGAGTTCAATTTGAAGACGGTAGGAGGTTGCTTCCTGGAACATTAGTTTCTAGAAACTATTATGTAACAATAGATAATGGTATGATTGAATCTGTTCCACATACAAGAATAAGACTAGCAGCAGGACAACCACAAGCAGCAGCACAAGCAGCAGCACGACCACAAGCAGTACCACGACCAGCAGCAGTAGCACAAGCAGCAGCACGACCACAACCAACAGGAGTAGCGTTTGAAATTCACAATGCTTTTCCAGAATTAAACTTTAACAAGTTTATGGATATTGTTAGAAAAGATAATAATGGTGCGTCTAATTTTAAAGATTCTACATATCCTCTTCAACCTTTAATTAATTATATTAATACTGATAAAAGTACAACAATAGTTGATACAGTAATTGAAAGAACTGGAGAAAGAATTCCAGAAAAAACTGATACTATACGTGATTTAAATGATAGAATTAAAGATCAAATAAATGCCTATTTATCAGCACACCCTGAAAATAGAGATAATGTAATGGAAATGATTCAATTTGTTATGTCTCAAGGTGTAGATTATAAAGATCCTTATATAAGATTTTTAGTTTTTGATTGTATGAATGCATATCGTAGAGATTCTAGAAATCCTAATAGTGGTGCTAGTTGCGCCAAAGGTATGTTTGAACGCGTATTTTTAACAAATAAATCTGTTATAATACCTTTATGTAGTGATGACACATCTTCAGCAGCATCTTCTTCATCAAGTACTTGTAAACCAGTGTATAGAGAATTATTGGGTTGTTTTTATCCTGATATGGATCTTAATGCACTTTTTGGTGAATGGTACGATATTAATAATTTAGAAGAAGGTTCAACAAGTCCATTAGCAAATGCTAGTGAAGAAGAGAGAAAAGAAGATTTCAGAAGATTTGTTTTACATAAAGTGCCACGAGCAGATCCTACAGAAATAAATAATTATATTCAGAAAAATGAAAATACATTTAAAACATTGTTAATTGGAGGAAGAAGAAAGCGAAAAAATAGAAAAACTAAGAGAAAATCTTTAAGAAAAGGCAAAGGAAAAGGCAAAAGAAAAACAAAAAGAAGATATTAAATTATATTTTTTTTTGCCATTATATATATATAATGGCAAATGTTATTACTAATGATAATATTAATACATTAGTTAGACAATATGTTGAAAATAGAAATAGTTTGCCAGCATGGTTACGAGGTATACCTATTGGTGACTGGGATGTTTCTCGTGTGACAATCATGAATGGAGTATTTTTAAGTCTTAACAATTTTAATGAACCGTTGAATAATTGGAATGTGTCTAATGTTACAGATATGCAACATATGTTTAATAATTGTAATAATTTTAATCAACCTTTAGATAACTGGAATGTATCTAATGTTACAAATATGTATTGTATGTTTTCTAGAAGTCACAATTTTAATCAACCTTTAGGAAACTGGAATGTATCTAATGTTACAAATATGCAAGCTATGTTTGCTCAATGTACAATTTTCAATCAACCTTTGGAAAACTGGAATGTATCTAATGTTACAGATATGCAATCTATGTTTGTTCGCTGTACAAATTTTAATCAACCTTTGGAAAACTGGAATGTATCTAGCGTTACAAATATGCGCTCATTGTTTTATATGTGTATAAATTTTAATCAACCTTTGGGAAACTGGAATGTATCTAGGGTTATAGATATGCAAAATATGTTTGCTGGATGTAGAAATTTTAATCAAGATTTAAGAAACTGGAATGTGTCTAGAGTTAGACATATAGGTCATATGTTTGAATCCTGTACAAGTTTAACTATAAATCCGAATTGGCTATTACGTTGGGATATTCAAGATTTTCACACTATGTTTTTAGGGACTCCTTTACAAGGAACCCTTCTACAACGAGCAGCAGCACCAGCAGCACAACCACGAGCACCACGACCAGCAGCACGACCAGCAGCACAACCAACAGCTGCACAGCGAGCAGCGCAACAGGAAGTTAGGCGTCAAGTACGAGAACATTGGGCACCACCACCACCACCACCACCACCACCACCACCACCACCACGACAATTACCACGCGGATTAGCATATGAAATTCATAATGCTTTTCCAGAATTAAACTTTAATAAATTTATGGATATTGTTAGAAGAGATAATAATGGCG